CCGGTTAAAGGCTGCCTGCTCGATCGAGGTGCCCGTGGGGGCCATGCTCAGATGAAGCTTTGGCAAAGTTCTCACGGGGTCTTGCATTGTTGTGTCACAGGCTGGATTGACGTATACACGCCCCAGGAAGGTGACTAAGTCACCATCCAGGGGATGTAAAACATCAGATTTTAGCTTGTGGCCCAATTTTGCAGCTACCTCTTCGAGTACCTTTGCATACCCGGGTATGTTGGCCCGGAGTCTGTCATCGGATGCACCTAACACCCAAGTGTTAAGATTCTTCCACGCCACCTTGGGCGTCTGTCCTAGCTGGCGTAGACCGATATAATCATGGCGAAGAGTTACCAGATTATTGTCGTTGGTGGTTCCCGGTGAACCACTTAGCTGTGAGGTCCCGGGCTCATAAACCACGCCATTCGCTGTCGACCCTTTCGCAGGCCTATCCTTCTGCAATATTTCCTTCAACTGTACCTTGTAGCTAGGGCTGCACCAGCGCATATACGCTTTCTCCTTGAACCGCTTGTCGTCGTCAGATATGTGTCCGTCGAGACGAGAGTAATCAGAGACGATCACTCCATCAGGATAGGACATCATGTGCTTGACGCGGGTGGCTATTTCCGAGGGGGTCATGGACGACGCAAACCATGGATACTTCTTCAACACAGTGTCCTTAAAAGGATACGTATACGTGCTGTAGAGGATCTGATGTGCTGTGTCGACCGTGCTGATGTTCCTCGGGTCGGTAGGTGCATTGTATGCCTCTGCCTTAATGAAGGCCTTGACGGTGTTCTTATACCCATTGGTCAAAGAGGCAGCCACTATAGCAGCTCTGCCCTTTTGTGCGGGCTTAGTCTGCTTAGCGTTGACTTCTTCAACCGTGATGGGTACTCCCTGCCCAGGGGTAGGGATTAGAAACTGCAACAGCTCATTATCATAGCCATGCCAGCTAGTGGGAGTTTTCGCGGTGTTTATACACGCGGTGACTCGACCAGCAATAGTGGCAACGTCGTTATTATACGACTTGACCGGGACAACGGCGGGTGCAGTTACGATCGGAGGTGTCGTAGCCATTCCCACAGTCTTACCATCCTCATGGACTAGACCCTTGGTGGTCTGGAATCCATGTACAGGAATGGTAGATGTGTTAACGACTGTGTCGCCACCGACCGCTTCTAACACGTCAAAGAGCAGCGGTGCAAGTAATGCAGCCTGCTCTATGCGTTGAGACACAAGAATGCGTTCTACGTCGCTTATAGCGGGGTTCTTGGAGTACTTCCGACGGGTTCGCAACGCGTCA